CCACTGGCCCCCAGCGGAGTGGTGGCCACCAAGGATGCCGCTGGTGACATCACGGTCACCTGGAACTCGCCGTCAACCATCGCCGACAGGTGGCAGGTTTGGCACTCCGCCAACGGAGTCTGGGACCCGTCGCCCATGGCGACGCTGACGACCCGCAACTACAAGCACGTGGCGCCGAGTCCGACCGTCATCCACTCCTACCGAGTGGTCGCGATTGCCCCCGACAATGGGACGGCATCCAGTCCCTCCGTGGCGTCCAACACGGTCCAACTCCTGACCAACCCATACGCCCCGCTCGACCTTGCGCCGAACGGGGTAACGGTTGATCGCGCCATGGCGTCGGAGTTGACCTGGAGGCACAACCCTGCGGACGGCACACCTCAGACAGCGTACGAGATCCAGTGGCGATCCTCCACGGATGGCGGAGCGTCCTGGTCCACCTTGATGTCGATGGGCGTTGTGGCCAGCTCGGCGTCGACGGCAGCCATCGCGGCGAACTTCTGGCCGGCTGGCCTTATCGAGTTCCAGGTGCGCACCAAGGGTGCATACGCCACGGAGCCCGCCTGGTCACCGTGGTCGGCCACGGCTCGGTTTACCGCAGCCAACCGCCCATCGGTGACGATCACCTCGCCGCCCGCTGGGCAGTACGTGATCACGTCGACCACCTCCACCTCGTGGTCCTTCGCGGGGTCGATCGGTGCGACACAGTCGGCCTTCACGGCAACGCTCTCGCAGGGTTCGACGCTCCTGGAGTCCATCACGGGGATGACCGCCACCTCGGCGGACTTCACCACCGTGCTGACCAACGACACCACCTACTCGATCTCCGTCACGGTTCGCGACTCGCGCGGCCTAGAGCAGTCCACTTCCGCCTCTGTCACGACGAAGTTCGTCGAGCCGCCAGCGCCTGGAGTTGTCGGGGTGTGGAGCCCTGATACGGGGCGCGTGACGTTGACCATCTCCAACGCGAGCGGTCCCAGCTCGACCCCGGCGGGGAACGCAATCTGGGTCCTGGTGAACGGGTCATGGGTGTCGATTGGCAACGTCGGAATCAATACGTCCTTCGTTGACTACACGCCTCAAGCTGGAGCATTGGTCCAGTACCGGGTGGTCACGACGTCGACTGCTGGAGCTGTGTCCCACACGGATCAAACGGTGGCCACCCCCAACAATGGGGACTGGTTCTGGGTGAACCACGGCCCCGGGTATGCCCAGGTGGCCAGGGCTCGCCTCTCGCCGAGGACCTCGTCCACCTTCAGTGTCGAGCGTACGCAGCACCACTTCGCGCGCCGGACGAAGGCCGTGTCCTTCTTCGGTGAAGCGGAGCAGCTCGTCGTGAACGTGTCCTGCTCCATCGAGCAGTCGGACCCCCTCGGAAATCGGGAGGCGTGGATGAACGCCGTCCGGTCTCGGGGGAATGTCTGGTACCGCGACCCGCTGGGGCGACGAATCTTCGGAACGATCGCCGACGTCAACTTCCCGAACGAGTCGAACGACGTCAGTGACCTGACTTTCAAGGTGGAGGAGGAGGACATTGGCTGACCTTCTGGCTGACGTTCGTCGGCCCTCATTCCGCTACTCGACCGTCTCTGACGCGGGTGTGAGGCTCTGGGATATCCCCAGGGTCTCCGCCCGCGACGGGCGCATTGAGCTGAGCCAGCAAGCCGAGATCCGAGCATCTGGTGAGCTGATGCGCGCAGTCGCTGACGGAGCCGAGTCGCACCGGATCAAGATCGAGTACATCCTGGACGCCGGTAGGTCGACCGAGCAGTCCTGGCCTGTGGGTGTGTTCCTCTCAGCCTCGCCAGAGACCACGTATGGCGCCACAGTAGCCTCGTCCGGCGTGGACATCTATGACGGCACCCTGGCCCTCCGGGACGCCATTGAGCGCCCGCTGATCCTCTCCACGGGGACGCTGGTCACCGTAGAGATTGAGCGGCAGCTCACCCTGGCTGGCGTGCCCTCGAACATGATCGCCATCACGGCCAGCTCAAAGACGCTGCGCTCGTCCATGGCCTTCAAGGCCGGCACTAAGCGGCTGACCATCATCAACCAACTCCTCGACGCCATCGACTACTTCTCCATCTACTGCGACGGGGACGGCCTCTACCGGTGCGAGCCGTACTTGAGTCCGCTCCAGCGTGGCGTTGCCTGGAAGTTTCGGGATGGAGAGAACGCCATCTTCGAGCACCCGTTCGAGGTCGTCGACGACACGTACTCGGTGCCCAATAAGGTGATCGGGATCTCGCGCACTGATGGTCAGGAGCCGCCGCTCGTCGCAGTGCAGGCCATCCAGGACACCTCCAGCCCGTTCCACTTCAATAACGTTGGCCGCTGGCGCACCGAGGTCATGGCGGACGTTGAGGTGACCACGCAGGCCGACCTTCAGAAGAAGGTCGACCGCCGCATCCTGGAGGCTGGCACGGTCGCCCGTGTCCTTACGATCCGCCACGCTTGGGTGCCGATCGGAATCAACTCTGTCGTCGAGTTCTCCAGCGATGGGATTGAGGGTCGCTTCGTCGTCTTCAGCCAGTCGATCCCCCTGGACCCGAGGCAGCTCGTAACGACGAAGGCGAGGGAGGTGACGAAGTGGATGGATTAGACCACCTCCTCGACATGGTGATGGCACCCAGTGGCGGGTCCGAGCTTCTATTCGGCTCGATCAGCTCCACCGGTCAAGTGTATCTAGACGCCAGCGACACCCCGCTTGACGGAGCCCCGCCCAGCCTCGTCAGACTTGAGCGGGGGAGGCGCTTCGCCGCCACCTTGCAGGGTAAGACCTTGCTGATCGTCGGCCTCCTTGGCGGAAGCGACTCCACCCCGGTCGCCACGATCCTGCCGTACGGCTCTGGCGAGATTCCACAAGGGTACCTGCTTTGCAACGGGCAGGACGTTTCGCGCGCGGCCTACGCCGACCTGTTCTCCAAGATTGGCACCACCTACGGAGCGGGAGATGGCTCCACTACCTTCAGCGTCCCCAACCTGCGCGGGAGGGTGGTGGTTGGGCACAGCGCCGCCGAGCCTGAGTTCAACAACCTGGGACAACGGGCCGGCGAGAAGGCGCACACGCTGACCATGGGCGAGATTCCGGCGCACGGCGGACACATCGACGGCTACACGGGCACGCTCGCTGCCTACCTGGCCGCCCCCGGCGGGCTGACCTCATACACGGACACCGCGCACGGCTGGAAGCAGCACCGCGGAAACGAGATTTACCCTTACCACTTCGACGTTGGCGGGGGCGGGTCGCACAACAACCTGCCGCCGTACTTGGTCGGCCACTACATCATTCGCACCTAGGAGGCCAGCGATGACTGAATACATGGAGCGATCAACGTGAGTCGCTCAGCACTGGGAGCCGCCTGGAGCACGCTGCACGAGCCTCGCCGAGTGACTGCGATCTACGTCGCCTGCTACGTGATCGCAGTCCTGGGCGGACTGGCGATCATCACTGGCTCCGCCCAGAACGTCCTGCCTGACGGGTGGGACAAGCTGGAGGGGATGATCCTCATCATCGCCGGCACGGTCGGTGCCCCAGCCGCATGGATGGGTCGGTGGTGGGCTGAGCGGGCACCCGTCCTGCTCATGGTCCTGACCGGGTTGACCCTCGCCATCCTGGCCATCTTCGTCACCCTCACCCCAGAACTCCCGCCCGTGATCGATACGACACGGTCCCCCTCGTGGGCGCTCGGGATCGCCTTCTGGCTGGCGCTGTTCATCACCCGCTGGGCGCTTGGCGTTGGTCGCCACCCGTACGCCCCGGGACGAGGGCCGGCCACCATGGCCACGCGAGAGGCGCAAGCCAAACGAGTGATGCAGCACTGCGAGAGGGGCGATGGGCTCCACGAGAATCGGGGGTAGCCCATGGATGTCACGATGCAGATCGTCCTCGCCGCCGTCACGTCGGGCTTCCTGGTCAAGGTTCTCGACGTCCTGATCTCCGCCCGGGCACAGGCGCGCAAGGCGCGCCGAGAGGCAGAGCTAGAGCCGGAGACGGAGCTCCAGGCCGCGCGAGCCTCACGCATCTGGTGGATGGAACACGCCGCCAACGCTCGCGCGGCAGCCGCTCAGGCAGGTATTCCACTTAGCCCCCTGGACCTTCGGGCGGACCCATACCCGCCCAAGTGGGCGATCCAGTAGTCACACGAACAAAGCCAACAAGACTGTGACGGGGCTCATTCGCGTCCAAAGCATTCACAACTCAAGGAGGCACCTTGCCCAACTTCACTCCCACCACCTTCCGCCAGCGAGCCCTGAGCTTTGTTGGCCTTCCCTACATCCTCGGCGCCGAGTTTGACTCTAGCTTCCCGAGCACGGATAAGCCGCGAGCCCTCGACTGCTCCGAGCTGACCGAGACCCTCTGTCGTGAGAATGGTACGCCGCTCGGCGACCTGGCTGCGGCCCAGTACGACAAGACGATCGCCGTGACTGGTGATATCCGCGTCGGAGATCTCGTCTTCCTCCGCAACAACAAGGCCCGCTGGAATGGCATCGGCCACGTCGCTGTCATCACCCACGACCTAGGCAACGGGGACTGGGAGATCGTCGAGGCCCGTGGCTCCAAGTCCGGCGTCGTCGTGACTACGCTGAGCTACTGGCGGACGCGCCCCGCCTACACGGGCGTTCGGCGCTTCCCGGCGTTCAGCCTCCTCCCCGAGCCGGCAGCCCCGCTGGGCGTGGTGATCTCCACGCCGGCACCGACGCCGTCGCCCGCCCCTTCGGAGTCCGGACTCCCGCTCCTGAAGGTCACCTCGCCGAAGCTGATGCGCAGCGAGCTGATCCGCAAGCTCCAGCGCTTCGCCATCCAGAACTTCGGCTCCTATGCCCACGTCCTGGAGCGAGCCGGGGGAGCGGACGGCGCCTACGGCAACGGCACCCAGAAGTGGGTCGCCGAGTTCCAGCGGCGCGTCGGCCTCGACGACGACGGCGTGGTTGGCCCCAACACCTGGGCGCAGCTCATCAAGCACGGCTTCCGCCCGTAGAAGGAGAACAGCATGGACATGACTCTCACGACCATCGTGTCGATCCCGGCGATCCTCGCGGTCGTCAATCTCGTCAAGGGACTGGGCGTGCCGGCGAAGGTGGCGCCACTGGTTGCCGTCACGATCGGAATCACGTTCGCCGTGGCGCAGGGCTACTTCGGTGATACGCTGCTGTACCGCAACGTGAGCGAGGGGCTCCTGCTCGGCCTCGCAGCCTCCGGCTTTTACGACATGGCGAAGCGCAAGGGCTCCACTCAGGATGATGAGGGCGACGAGGATGGCGGCGATTCCTACGTTCCCGCTCGCGCCATCTCCGCCGATGCGCAAGGTGATCGGATCGGCTTCGCCTCCAAGATGAGGTAGTGCCGCAAGAATGAAGACCCCCTCCCACCGGGTAGCCGGATTGGGAGGGGGTCCTTTCTGCGTCTCTGGGCTAGCTAGCTCGCGCCGCCGAGCTTCGACCTCCTCGATCGTGGCGATGGGGGTCTTCGTCCACACCCGTCAACTGGGGGAACGGCCCCCTCATGGATGACGACGACGAGGTCTACTGCGAGGCAGAGATGTGCATGGGGATCGGCACGCTGCTCCTGGATGGTCACGAGATCACCCAAAAGCGAGGCCCAGCCACACTTGCGCACCACCATCGCCGTCTGTTAGGTTTCACATATCGCAACCGTAGCAAGTAGGAAGGTGCGCCATGTGACGGAAGTAATGACACCATCCCGCCTCTCGTGGTCGAGCGTTTCGACCTACGCGGAGTGTGGGCAGAGGTGGCTCCTGGAGCGTGGGCACAAGGTTCCCACGTCAACGTGGTTCGCAACCATCGCCGGCTCCGTGATCCACAGCATCACCGAGGAGAGGGACCGACTCCAGCTCATGGGCTTCGGCCCGGAGGAGCAGGTCGAGTTCTCCTCAACGTTTGAGACCGGCTTCGTCAAGGCGTTGAGCGAAGCCGCCGAGGAGGGCCGCGAGGTCAAACCCTCGGGCCGCAAGCTCAAGGAGATGTCCGAGTTGGGTGGCCCCGACAAGAAGGACGAGAGTTGGTGGCTCCACTTCGGGCCGATCTTCCTTGAGAGGTGGATGACCTGGAAGCAGGAGTTCGGCTGGGAGGTTCTCGTCCTTGATGACGGGACTCCCTGCATTGAGCTGAAGTTCGAGACCGAGCTGGGCGGTGAGCCTATCGTGGGCTTCATCGACCGGGGCTACACGGGCGTCACAGGGATCACCCTGCTCGACCTGAAGACCGGCACCATGCCGACCGGCTCGCTCCAGCAGGGTGAT